AACGCTTTGTTTAGTGAGTTAAATAATCACCAAAATAATGTAGAGTTGCAAAAAATGAAACTAAAGATTACTTTAGAAGAATTTAACCCTACAATTTATAAATACCAAAAAGTACCAGTGTTAATGTATCATTATGATCCAACTAAAGTCGAGGTGTTAAAGAATCTTAAGAATGCTAAAAAAGATGCAGGTTTAGATGCTTCGCCAATTGAAGGTGCAAATGCTAATGAAATTACAAACGAAGAAGCGCCTAATCAAATGTTAGATACTTTTTTAAGCGGTCACTATGTTATAGAAAATATTAATATTATATACGAGGCAGACACAGGTATGAGACAAGAAGTTACTTTACTTAGAAGAGAGTGGCCGGCCAGAATTAATAATATTAATGAATCTTAAATTTTATAAATAGAATATATAAACCATGGCAGAATTAGAATTAAAAGGTATTGAATATTTTAGAAAAGGAACCACGATACGTAAAGTAAACGAGGATCCTACTCTATTAAGCTTCATGCTTGTATTTAATACAGGTAGTGTTAGTGATTCTCCACTTTTAACAAATAAGCCAGGTGGAGCATTAGACTATTTAGAGAATGTAGTAAATGTAGGTTCAGATAATGAGGGAAAAGGCCCTGGAGCAACATACGCAGAAAGTCTTAAGAATTTTCAAAAACTATTGATAAAGATTAATAAAGAAATGCCTTGGTTTTGGCAATCTATTTCTGGACTTGAAACTACGATGCAATTCGGTGGAATGCAAGATCCATTTTGGGGCAAAGATAAGAAGATAGAGATTGAATGTCTAGAAGAGAATGTTGAGTTAATGGGATTAACTTTAATGAGACTTTATAGAGATGCTTGTTTTGATTATCAAAGGTGGGTAGAAGTTATTCCAGAAAATTTAAGAAAGTTTTCAATAGACATATATGTTTCTGAAATTAGAACATTCCAACAGGATATCGCTGCTAGAAATAAAGATTTATTTGGTAATTTACCAAAAGGTACTGTAGGAACTGATCCAGTATCTATTAATACTGAAATGGCTGCTAGTGCAAAACCATTCTATCATGTGCAATTAGGACATTGTACTTGGGATATGGATTCTACTAATGATATGTTAGCTGGTCTAGGAAAAAACCCAGAGGTAAAAAAACCAAAACTTTCATTCTTTTATAAAACTGTAAAAACACCTACATATAGATGGGGTTCGAACTTAGGAGTCGCTCAAGAAGTTTTAATAGAGCCTAAGAAAGATCCGACAGTAGATGCTTATAACCCAGCAAATCCAATATTAGGGGCTGCTAAAAGTAAATTTGCAAAGCTTAAAGATAAAGCAATTGGTGGTACTGTTGCACAATTTAAAAATTTAGCACAAGGTGTTACTGGAGGCCCAGGTCTTGGTAATGCAAATGGTAAAATATTAGGAGGGGCTGCTGCAAGTATTGTAAATAATGCTATAGATAATGTAGTAGGTTCAGTATTGTTAGATAATGTTTATGGTGTAAGTACTTTAATTACAATCGCTGGAGCAATTCAACAAGGAAGTATTAATGGTATTCTTAATGCAGCTGGACAATTAGCCGGTAATTTAACAGGATCAGGTAATTCAGGTGGAGTTGGTGGTGATTTATCAAGTATTTATGATGGCCCTGGAATTGACAGCTCTCCGGATGGTAATATTTCTCCTAAGAAGGTTTATGATGATTCACCAGGAGATAATGATGATATATCTAATGATAATGTATATGGTGGTGTAGATACTGGAGTAGACTCAACGCCAGATGGTAACTTAAACGATAACGTACATGAATAAGGACGAACTTTTTGTAGATAATCTTAGAGATGGACATTGGCTAGGTGAGGTTGTAATTAATGAGGACCCGCTTAATGATGGCAGATGTCGAGTAAAGGTTTATGGTAAATTTGATCAGCTTCCAGATGAAGCTATTCCATGGGCAACTCCACAAAACAGAGAAACTCCCGGGGCTCACGCTGTTCCAAGAGTTGGCGATATTGTTGCAGTTAGATTTGATAATGGCAACATATATCACCCAGAATACTGGTTTCAAGTAGATCAAAATGTAGAATTAAAAGAAGATATTCTTAATGCATCAGACGCACCTTATGATGTCATAAGTCTAGTCTATGACGCTGAAAGAAATTTAAGAATATATCATTCACCGGAAGATGGCCTTGTCATAACGCGTGGCTCTGGTGCTAAGGAGCGACCGATGATTCAGATAGATGAAGAAGGTTTTATTAAAATAAGTACAGATGCAAAAATGTTCTTAGACTGTGGTGATATTTTTATATCAAATACTGGTGAGCCAGGTGCAGATGAAACAGAACCTGCTGTAAGAGGGCAGTCTTTACAGGATTGGTTACAAAAATGGTTAGATGATTATAATACACATATTCATCCGACTGGCGTGGGGCCATCAGGTGCTCCGATGCCACCAACCCCAACTATAGTTGGACAACTTACAAGTACTCACCCAGATTATCAACAAAGAAATAAGTAATTATGCCAGCAAATTGGGGAACTTTTATACCTAATGTTACAGAAATATTATCTGGCCAATCTTTTAAAAATCCAGGTTCTATTGCTAATGACCCGCCTAGAATTGGTAGTGACACTAATCCAAACTTCGCAACACCTGATTATATACCATTTGTAACTCCAGGTGGTAGAAGAGATTGGGGTGAAGCTTTGGCAGCAGAATATATTGCAGCTGTAAAAACTGCACAAACTCCAGTCGGTGCCATGAGGCAGCCGAATGGTGCAGCAGACCAAGCATTAATACTTGCATACGGAGAGGCATTTGAAAGACTTTATCGAGATGGTGATGTTGACTTAATGGACACCAAGGACGAAGATGGTAATATTATTAAAGAGGGTAAACAGAGTAGTGAAGCTTTTTCTGATCTTTGCCCGGAGCCGATAAAAGTTCCTAATGAAATGGAAGAGGCTGAAAAGCAAAGAAAGAAATTTAATGCATTTATAGAAAAGTATAAAGACGATGATGATATGGATCTACATAGTTTTTTATTTAGCGAATTTCATTGTATTGAAGATGGTCAACCACAAGAAGAAGTTGAGAAGCTTTTTGCAACTAAAATGATTAGAGAGTTTGAAAGTTACTCTGATATAGAAGATAAAATTGAATATTATAAGTGGGTAGAAAAATTAGGTAGTATTTTATATAAGACAACGCATAGAAATTTTTTCGCACCGGATTTTAAGTCTAAGTCGGAAGGTGACTATCCATATTGGAATGTAAATGCAGATGTTAAGCGTAGAATAGAAGATGCTGGATATAATGCATTTGAAATGATAGACAATATATCTCAATTATTTATTGATGCTATTCATGTTGCATATCCAGAATATGAGACTAATAATAATGGTATTTTAAATTTAAATTCAGATATTAGCGGAAGGTTAGAAGCAGGCCTGCGTGGTGAGATAATAGTTCCATGGCCATACGATCCTGATGTAAAAGAAGAGTGTCCTCTTTCTAAATATAGAATACAAGTTGGAGCTGAAGAAAAGACAGGGGTGCCTGTGTTGCTACACAGAAATGTAATTTGTTTCTTCTCTTATAATCCTGCTATTAAAAGAACTACTACATACGAGCTCTCTGGGATTTACGCAAACTACAATATTTGGTATTCATATAAAAATAATAGTAGCAATGCAAGTTATAACTCAAATGCAGCAAAACAGTATTCAAAAAATGTTTACTTAGAATTTGAATATAAGAAAAAATGGAACGGTCTGCCACCAGTAAGTTCTAGTGATACAATTGAAACTTTAGAACCTAAAGTAACACATCCGGATGCTGGGACTCAATATAAATTTGTAGTACAAAGTGGCATTGATGCTAAAGAAGCAGCAGAAGAATGTGATGCTAATGAAGAGCTTCCAGATATTCCGTATCAATATCCTTCTGGTGACCCTTATGAAGAATTAGCAGAGGCCACGATTACATTTTGGTATTTACATATAATACAACCTTTTAAAACTTCCCCACCTATGCCACCAGCATTAAGTGTTCCGCCGTTAAATGGATTTTATGTTCCAATATATTATGGAAGTAAAACCAGGTTAGCTAAAGGTCTTAGGCGTGCGTTAAATAGTGGGAAAAGTTTTGATAAGGTACCGGCAACTCAACCTCCGGCATTAACAGTAGCAACTGCATTGGCAGCAGTTTATGCACTTCATTTGTTAGAGTTTAAACTATTGTATTTTGGAGGTATTCCAGTTCCGACAGTTCCTTTTGTGCCAATGATTGGTTTTGTGCCAATTGCGTTTTAAAGCTTACTTTAAAAGTTTTTTAAATTTATCAGCCTCTATTTGATTGATTTTATCAGATATTGCAGGTCCTTTTAAACCAAACTCTTTCATAACATCTCTACCATTTGTAGATGGCTTGTATTTAAAAAAGGCTTTAATCATTTTAGCATCTAGTCTATTAATCTTTACAAATTCTAAAATAACCTTTTTATCAAGTCCGCTATTTTTAAATTGCTTATGTGTATCAAACACATTGGCTGGATTAAATGCCATTAAGTTCTTTAAGAATATAACTCCACTAATTTCATCGTTTGAAAATGTAGCCTTATTCATTTCTTTCTTAAGAAGATCTGTATCGTTTGCCATAAATAATTGAGTTAGTTGAATTAACCAAGTATTTGTGTTAACGAATTTTTGACTAATAGGTAATGTCGGAAACATAATATTCCATAACTTAAATTCAGAAACCATTTCCAAGTATTTCTTAGCAGACTTTGCAGTCGTTACTGATTTCTTAAATTCATCTCTAATTCTTTCTGGACTAATACCTTCTAAACTATTATCTGTTAGTATAGCTTCAGCAGTTTCTTTTTCTAATTTACTTCCAGTTCTACCAGCAAATCTTAAGGCTCTTAATTTTCTAAGTGGATCTTCTGCAAATCTATCTGCAGCAACACCGACAGTTCTAATCTTTGAATTCTTTATATCTTCTAAGCCACCTACAAGATCGACAACCTCTTCAGTTCCCATGTCATAGAATAATGCATTGATAGTTAGATCTCGCCTTAGAACGTCCTTATCTATTGTAGAGTACTCCACGGCATCAGGTCTTCGGCCTTTACCAATATCTTCTCTAAATGTTGCAACCTCAACTCCAGCTGGATCTGACGGTACATTTACAATAACCACACCAAATTGATGTCCAACTTCTCCAGTGGTTGTGTAACCTGCATTAGTAACTATTTCAATAACTTCTGCCGGGAAGGCATCTGTTGCTAAATCAAAATCTTTTGGCTTCTTACCAAGCAGCGCATCTCGAACTGCACCACCAACTATAAAAAGTTCTTTACCATTCTTTTTAAATAGTTTATGTAGATCTAATATATCAGAAGGCACATTCATCTTAAGTGAATTCTTAGCCTCTGTTAAAAGTTTAAAATCTGCGAAGTTATGTAAGTTCATGTGTTATGTATCTTGTTTAATTAAAACCTTCCTAAATGATTATTAAAGTCTGCCATTTCTTGTTCTGCCCATCTTTTAGACTGATCGTCTTTTTTAATAGCAGATTCTAGTTGTTCAATTTGAAACTCTAAGTTTTTAAACCCTCGAGTATCAAGTGTTTCGAGATCGGTTCCCATTAACTCGCCAGCTTGTGCTAAATCATGTTTCCAATTCTGAAGTAAGTTTTTTACGTTTTGCATGTCTATTAGTTTTTAATTACAGTACTAATATAATAAAAATAATTGACATAAAAAAATTATTTGGTAATTATTTTTTGTAGAAGCCAATGCTCCTATAATAGAAAAGAAAGCTGATATATATTATGTTACACCTTTAATATAAAAATAAATGAACAACGAAAAAAACAAAAGACCTAGAATTACTACAGTAACACTAGACAAAACGGTTGATAAACTTCCAGAACCGCAAATCGAAGTTAAAGAACAAGCTCCAGAAACTGAACAGAGCTTTTACGATGAAAATGGTGAATTCATGTGGGATGCTTACGAGGCCACATGCCCTTCTAAAACCAGAAAACCAAACCCACATATTAAGACTAAAAAAGGAGATAGAGTATATTCGAGAGAATCTTATGCTCAAGAACTTTATGATCTTATGGAACATGCTAATCAGCAAAATCCTCTCTTACCATTAATTACAGAAGGTTCTATATATGAAGGTAAGATCTTTGCTGTAAATCAAGAATTTATTTCAGTCGATATTGGCTATAGAGAATTGATTTATGTTAAGTATGATAAAGAGACTGCTCTTGTTAAAGCACTACAACCAGGAGAAGAAACTGCAGTTTTAATTACTTCTAATAAAAATAACACACATGTACTTGGTTCGATTTCAGGTGGTGTAAAACATAAGGTATTCTTAGACTTAAGAGCTGGAGTTGAAGAAGGTAATACTGCTTGGGTTGGTACTGTTAAAAACATGATCGAGAATGGTGGTTATATTATAGAAGTTCAAGGAGTAGAATGCTTTATGCCAGGTTCACTTGCTGGAATTAATAAACTTCACGACTTTGAATCTATTATTGGTACTGAAATTTATGTAGTACCTGTAAGCTTCTCAGCAGATAGAGGAACTATTGTGGTTTCACATAGAAAATATTTACAAGCACTAATACCAACAGAAATTCAGGCCATTAAAGATAATATGGGAGAAGAATATACTGGTACAGTTACTGGCTCTGCTAGATATGGCGTATTTGTTGAATTTAATAAATGTCTTACTGGTATGATACACATTAATGACCTAGATGAATTAACGCTTCCGGCGTTTAAGTCTAGAGATATTAAACCAGGTGATGAAATTAAATTTAAAGTAAAAGATATTATTTCTAACACTAAAATTACACTAACTCAAAAAGATAACGTAGTCTCTAATCCATGGAATGATATTATTGAAAGATATCAAATTCCATCGACTGTCGAGGCAACGATTAAGACTAAAAAAGAGTATGGTTTATTTATAAATATTGAAGATGGTGTTACTGGTTTATTACATATTAGTGAACTTGAAGATGGCTTAATAGACGTCTTTAATTCTGGTGATAAAATTACAGTACAAATCACAAGAATCGATACGGAGAGTAAAAAGGTATTTTTAAAGATGCCACAATAACTAAAGCATTTTAAGTGTGATATATATTGAAACGTAATATCATACTCTAAGATGAAAAAATTAAATAAGAATTCAGATCGCAACTCTATACTGAACGCAGCGCTAGTAGGTGTCGAGTTCGAATTCTATTCTAATATCGGCCTAGAAGAGACTCAAAAATCATTGAGTAAACTCCTAGGCCGACCTATTAGGCTTGAAGATAAAGCCCATTCTGATTTTCAACCATCTGCTGATGAGTTTAAATTAGAACCAGATATGTCTGGTGGTAAAGGCTTGGTAGAATTAGTAACAGGGCCTGTTCCATATAGAAACGCTAGGATTATGATTTCTAATGTTTTAAACTGGATTAATGAGAATGGCTATACTAATGACAGAGCATCTATACATATTAATCTTTCATTTGATAAAAAATATTTAGAGGATCCTGCGATGATTTCAAAAATGAATGTTTTAAAATTCATTCTTGATTTTAATGAGCAACAAGTATATAAATTCTTCCCTAAAAGAGAAAAGTCTGTTTATGCAAAAAGTATTAAATGGATTATGCCTAAAGATGAAGCCTACTTTTTTGATGGTAGTAATATTTCATCTATGAGTTATAAATTTGCAGATACAAAATACTATGGAATTAACTTTTCAAAGAAAGAAAGTAATTATCTAGAATTTAGATATTTAGGTGGCGCAGATTATGAAAAAAAATCTGAAAACATTTTTTATCTTTCTGAAATGTTTTTAATGCAAATGTGGAACTCTTGCAATAGCCCTCTTTTTAACGAAGAAAATAAGATTGAGCTTAGAAAGATTCTTAATAAAAATTTACCAATAATAGAAAGTAGTAAAGATTGGAAAAATATTAATAAATATTGGCCTGAAATTACAATTATGGTAGACCTACAAGAACATGAACAAATTATACAATTACAGTGGGCTAAGATAAAGAAAAAAGTAATGGATCTTATTGTAAATGGTGGCATGGTTTCTGGTAAAATTAATTATGATAGCGACTTAGGAAAAATACAGGTTAAAGATGGTAAATTTGGAATCTGTTATTTATTAGAAGGATATGATTTTGTAGACTGTGAATTGGCTGGTAATATTGAAACGTCTAATTTATATGGATGTACCGTTAAGGGCGCTAATTTATTAAGATGTGATTTATATAGATCTACTGAAGTATTTGAATCTAAAATAGAATCTTCTTATGTACATGGAAGTTGCGAGTTAACTAATTGTTATGTCTTTGGTAGAGATGGAATCTTTAAAGGTAAAATGATTGGGGGTATTTTTAGAGAAGGTTTTAAAAGCGATGCTGCTAGATTTGAAGATACCGAAATAGTAGTAAGTAAAAAAATAAAATAACAAAATGAGTGAAATTAGAAGTGGAAATGAAAGTAATTTAAATACACCAAGAGACTTTGGTTCAAACTGTTTAAATGAATTTCTCACAGAAATTCAGGATGATATTTCTGGAGCTTGTATGATTCCAATACAATTACCACCAAAGGAAGTTCTTAATATTATTAAAAGAGCTAAAAAGTGGATGTATAAAAAATATGAATATTCTCTTAAGGAGAATTATTATCATATACCTAATGAAATATTTGAGACTGAATACTTTAAGAAACATAGGACTCTAACTTTGCCAGGTGCAGCTTCTAGTGATGCTGAAGGAAATAAGAAAGACTTAGGTGGATCTGTTTATTCAGTATATGGGCTTTATGATTTAGCATCAGGCTGGAATGGCGTTGGTAGTGGTATGGATAAAAGATTCCAAGGTGGATCTGACTTCTCTATGGAAAGAATGTTATTTAGAAGAATGTACGATGGTGCTGGAGCTGCAGATGCTGCTGAAGAATTACAATATTATGTATTGAATGCTTCTATGGCTGATCTGTCTAGACAGATTCTAGAAAATCCTATTTCATTTCATTACTCACAACTAACAGGTGATTTAAAAATTATGGGAGATACTCCAAAGGGCGATGTGATATTAGAGGTATATGAGACTATTCACGATTGTGCTTTATTTGATGATGAGTTATTTTTTAGATACGTAAGTGCTAAGATTAAACAATCACTTGGTGCAAAATTAGGTATCTTTAAATTTGCAATGCCTGGTAATGTTGAATTTGATTATGGAGCTATAAAAGATATGGGTGATGAAGAATTATCTATAATTGAAGAAGAAATTAAAGGTGATGAAGGTGTTGATTGGATGATGCACTCATAAAAAACGAATACATATAAAATGGAGATCTATATTAAAGTCAATGGCGACCCAAATTTTGACGCAACTAAAGTACATATTGAAGACGAAGTTCAACAATTAATTACTCAAATTGAAACTATTCTATTTACTAGAAAGGGTGATGTTTTAGGATTTCCGGACTTTGGTTGTAACTTAGGAGATATGATATATACATTTGGTTTTGCTGAATATAAAATTAAAAAGCAAATAAGAAGTCAATTAAATACATATTGTCCATTAGCGAATAAACATAAAGTTAAAATTAATGTTTCTTTTGAAAGAGGAAATGCAAGAGATATAGGGTACATTAATATTGAGATAGATAATAAGTATGAAGTCTCAGTTCGTACGTAAATTATAATAACAAAAAATGGCTGAACAAAATTTTTTAAATACACTAAGAATTACTTCTAATAAAATTAGAGAGGACGCACGTAATTATATTATATCAGCATATAAAAGAGCTGGTACATTATTTACTACGGCTTCTCCGTTTGCTCAAATTGTTTTAGTTCTATCTGAAATAACTGAGCTTATCATGTTTTATATTGAAGATGCGTTAGTTGAACAAAATATTTATACAGCACAACATCCGGAATCTGTATATGGAATGTCTAGATTAACTGGACATGATGCGACAAGAGGTTATTCTGCATTTGGTGAAATTAGATTTAGATGGAGTCCATCTGCAAGTTTAGGAGATATTGCCGGAAATGGATTAGTTATAGATGGTAGAGCCGAACTTGAGTTTGAATCAAATGGATTGTTCTACACATTATTAACTTCTAGGGATGCCTTTAGAATTTCTAAATCAGATTTTAACTGGACTACATGTGGAATCGTACAGGGTGTTTTTGAAAAACAAACGTTTACTAGTACTGGTGAATCGATGCAATCTTTTAACTGTAAAACTGGCAGCGGTTTAACAGATCATAATAGAGTTACTATTAGTGTTAATGGAGAACAGTGGACTAAGCATGAATCTTTATATGATTTACTACCAAATGAAAAAGGCTATCTAATTAAGACTGGAATTTCTGGTGGGTTAGATATTTATTTTGGTAACTCTAATTTTGGTGCTATACCAAATAAAGGCGCTATTGTAGAAGTAGAATATTTAAAACATAAAGGTGCTCAAGGTAATCTTAATGATTCCGGTGAATTAAAAGTTAAATGGAAAGTTGAAGGTGAAGATTCAACTGGAACATTACATGACCTTAATGAACTATTAAATGTTGAAGTAACTTCTTCGCCAAAGATGGGAGCTAATAGAGAATCTATTGACTTTACAAAGATATTAACTCCTATGGCCTCTAAGAGCTTTGTGTTGGCTACTCCAGATAATTATGAATACTTTCTTTCTAAGTATGGTATCTTCTCTTATATTGACGCTTATAATAGAACTGACGACCAATACTTAGACGACGATAATGTTATTTATATTTTTGCAACTCCGGATATTAAGAAAAAAGTTTCTAAAGGCGGTGATTATTTTTCAATGCCAGAAAAAGAAATGTTTTTTGCACAAGAGGAATATGACGCAATGTTAAAAGTGTTAGAAGACTCTGGTCAAATGATGGTAACGACAGAAGTTAATTTTGTAAAGCCACAAATTAGAAAATATTCAATGGATATTGATATTAGATATTTTGAAGGATTTAGTAAACAAGATATTTTTAATGATGTTAGGGCTGTTGTTTCTGATTACTTATTAAATATAACAAGAAGAGATAAACTACCTAAGTCTGATATTATTTACATCTTAGAAGAAATAGAAGGTATTGATTCAGTAAATGTTAGATTTATTTCTGAAACTGAAGAAACAGCTAGAAGACTTGGTTATTATGAATCAATTACAACACAAGTACAGCCACAAGAGCCAGTATTATTAGAAGATATTGGAAATGGTAAACAGAAATATGTGTTCTTTAAAAAATTAGAAACTGTAAATGTCGTAAGAGTTGATGATACTACTACAATCCCAGAAGATGTGGCTGGATTAGATCAATGGGGTGATATTATTATGGATAAAGAAGAAGTTGCAGTATTTAGAGGAGGTTGGCAAGATAGAGATGGTGATGTAATTGTAGATGATGCTCTTATGAATGAAGAGGCAGCATTAAGTATTAACTTTGACTCAACTCCAGTACCTAGAACAATTTACACTAGGGTACAGGCAGGAAATAGAAAAGCACTTAAGTAATGAGGAAGGATCTTAATAAAACAAAATCAAATGCTGCGCTTAATACTAAGCTTTATGAAGCTTCTAATACTAGAAAGGATTCTAGATTAAACAATGGAGTTCCTACTAGGCTTGCGGGTATTTTAAGTAATTCAGTATCTCCATTTATTTTAAGGAGTAAGATACTTGCAAATTTTGTTTTTTATATAGATAGATCGCTTGGTAATATTTTAAAAGCACCGGCATACTTAAAGAACTTTAAAAATTACACTACTAAAAAAGACGACATAAACGTTAGATAATGGCTTATAATAATTTAAGATTTTTTAAAGACACTGAAAATGACTTAAATTTGAAGACTAAATCTTCAAGTTATAGTGATAGTTTCTTACAGGGTAGTGTTTTTTTAGATGAGGTATCGACAGGGCTTTATGAAACTTCTAATATATTTGTATTAGAGGAAGTTATCCATAGAAATAATTTTACATTTAATTATCCTAGGTCAGAATCTAGCACTCCAGCAATTCTTTGTTTTGAATGGGCAACAGAAAATAATTCAAACCATAGTGATGATATTTTTATGTATGATGCAGAAATGCAAAATGGATTACCGATAGTTACAGAGAAAAAAACAGTTGAAATTAATCTTGGAGATTTTAGTGATGTTGATAGCACAAACCCAGAAGGTTATTACATTATTAATGATTCTAAAAATAATACATCAGCACTTCAGGTTAATATTGCTATTAAATCTGAATTTGAAGGTGCTCATGTTAGAATATTAAATGTCTATATAAAAGAAGGAAGTTCAAAAAATATGATAGCTTCAATTTCATTTTATGGTGAAGTTGTTGCTGAAGATGAAAGATTAAAAAATCTTTTACAGAATTTTGGAGCTACTTTAAGTGAAGGTGATTTTCTTTTATTTAAAAGTCATGATCTTTCTGAAATGTCGCCAGATAACATTTTATTAAATCAAAAAAGAAAAGAACTCTTATTAGAGTTACACAATATTAAGCCGTTTGTTGGTACATATAAAGCAATCTTAAACGCAATTGATTTCTTTGGGTATAATAATATTACATTAAAAGAATATTGGTTAAATGTAGATTCTTCTAAAAGTAATTTTGGTAAATTACATGCAGTTCCAGTACCTAACTCTTCAGTTAGGGGTGAAATGACTAGAAAGAAGCAGGTTATTCAGACTCCTTCTAAAACAATGAAAAAGACTAGTAAATTTAGTCTTGTTTATAGGCTTAATGAACCAAACGGAACTTATGATGAGTGGGATATCCCAAATGTAACTGAGATTTTTGATTTTACACCAGAAGAAATTCTACTTAAATTATATGGATTATCTAAAAAGTTACAATTAGATTTTTTACCCCTTAACGCTAAGATTATTGATATTACAGCAGAAGGTGATTATTTTACACAAAAAAATATAAATGTGTGGAATACTCAAAATGCAATATCTTATTTTAGTGAGGGTCATAATATTGATTTTAAAATAGACCAAGAAGAAAGATCTATTTTTATTGAAGATATGGCACTGGTAATTGGTAATGTTTTAGATCAAAATGATGCTACAAATAATTACGTAAAGTTTTTAAATTACCGTGATATAGATTATTCTACACTTACTTCTAGTGAAATCACTGAGTTAAGAGATATTGTAGATGCATTCTATGAAAACTATCATGATAGAACTTTAGAAACTTGGAATGAGGGCACTCCAGTTGGATGTCCTATTATACTTAATGGAATTCCATCGTTTGATGATATATGGGATGAGGCCCTTTTTACATGGGAAGATGCAGATCCAGATGGAAATGATCCAGTACCAAACGGAATTGAACAACTACACTCTGGTGTAACTTGGGAAAACTGGTGGAAAAAATGGGTATATGAAATAGAATGGATAGTTACGGGTAGAAATGGGTATAATCAAAGTTTTAGAGGAGCAATTGATGATTATTTAAGATTACCGATTTTCATTCCGCACAATGATGTATATAGTGTAGAGATGAGAACTTATGATTTATTTGGACATAGGTCTTATTATAAAATAGACGATTTGTTTGAAGTTAATTTAAAAGATATTGAATTGTATGGTATTTATAAATGGCTAGAGTCTTTTACATGGGACGATACAAAATTAGACTGGAGTAAAGCTGGTGGTTATTGGGACAATCCTCAAAATAACAAGACATCGGTAGATGAACATATTGCTGCACTTTATTTAACGCTAGATCGAGCTAATTATCAGCATGATATTAGCCAAGGTATTAGATTTTCTACAGTGCGAAGATATCAGGATATTTATAGCGAGACTGGTTTTAGTGAAACTACTGGACCTTATAGATGGGAAGAG